AATGAAAATTTTCAAACTTATGCAAAAAACAATCCAGACTTATTTAAAACGGCTGGTGTAAGCACACAACAAACTTTTACAAAATTAGATAATGTAAAAGGTCTTTCTTCTTTTATGAAAAATTTAGGAATAAAATGTAGACTTGCTAATGGTGTCAATTGTAATATGCCACAAGCATATCAAAAATCCATTGATGAGCTAACACAAAAAGCACAGCAAGGTGATGGAGCAGCCAGAGCAAAACTTACAAATTTTACAAACAAAGCTGCTACTGCAGGTAGATTAGTAAAAAATGCTTTAGGTCCATTAGCAATTGCAAGTGAACTTGCAATAGAGGGTGGTATTGCACTAAACAAAACTTTAGAAACAGGGGTGCCACTTAAAACAGCATTTGCTGATTCTATTTTTAATCTTGCTTTAGGTCCTAAATTACAGATTGATAAAGAAGCAGAACTTGCAAAAGAATTTGCAAAAGGTGAAGAGTTTGCAATGGCAGAACGTGGTAGAAGAATGATGATTCCACAAAGTGCAACAGCTGATGCACAAAGATTAAAAAAACGAGAACAACAAATGGAACAGGCTTTTCCAACTACGTCGCCACAAGAGATTGATGAAATATTAAAAACACAAGGTATGACAATTCAAGATTTTGGTATGACATATCCACAGATACAAGATTTTATAAAACAAGATCAACAGATGCAGACAATAGCAGATGCGGGTGGCGTTGCTAATTTAGCAGGTGGTGGTATAGCAAAAGAGGCAGGCGATTCATCAGGTAGACCACCAGAAAGAGGACCAAACTCACAAGGGTTGCCTTCATTATTAAAACGTGTTAGAAACTTATAGGAGTATAAATGGCAGATATAGATAAAGGACTCCCGAACACTAGAACCAAAGTTGAAATTCCTTCTGAAGAGGAGCTACAAGAAGTTAATGTTCAGGAAGAGATTGTAGAAAAAGGACCCGTTGAAGTTATCCCTGAAGAAGATGGTGGAGCAACACTGGACTTTGAACCAGGTGCAATAAACATACCAGGCACAGAAAATCATTTTGATAATTTAGCAGATATTTTACCAGACGATGTTTTAGAACCCATTGGTAATGAAATGGTTCAAAACTATATGGACTATAAGTCATCAAGAAAAGAATGGGAACAAGCTTATACAACAGGTTTAGATCTTTTAGGATTTAAATATGAAAATAGAACAGAGCCATTTCAAGGAGCAAGTGGTGCAACTCACCCAGTATTAGCAGAAGCAGTTACTCAGTTTCAAGCACAAGCATATAAAGAATTATTACCAGCAGATGGACCAGTAAGAACACAAGTTATTGGTGTTAAAAATCCTGCAACTGAACAACAAGCAACTCGTGTAAAAGATTTTATGAATTATTTAATTATGGATCAAATGAAAGAATATGAAGCAGAGTTTGATTCTATGTTATTTCATTTACCATTGGCTGGCTCTACATTTAAAAAAGTTTATTATGATCAAAACATAGGAAGAGCAGTTTCAAAGTTTGTACCAGCAGATGAATTAATTGTTCCGTATACAGCTACCTCATTAGATGATGCGGAAGCAATTATTCATACTGTAAAAATTTCTGAAAATGAATTAAGAAAACAACAAGTCTCTGGTTTTTATAGAGACATAGAATTAGGTCCTCCAGGTATGGACTCTAACGATGAATTAAATAAAAAAGAGAGAGAATTAGAAGGCACTAAAAAAACTGGAAAACAAGAACCAATTTATAATATTTTAGAGTGTCATGTTAATTTAGACTTAGAAGGTTTTGAAGAAGTCGGAGCAGATAATCAACCGACTGGAATAAAATTGCCCTACATAATAACTGTAGAAGAAGGCAACCGATCAGTTCTTTCTATTAGAAGGAACTATGCGCCCGATGATCTAAAGAAACGTAAGATCCAATACTTCGTCCACTTCAAATTTCTGCCAGGACTTGGATTTTATGGCTTTGGACTCATTCACATGATTGGCGGATTGAGCCGTACTGCAACGGCGGCTCTCCGTCAATTATTAGATGCAGGAACTTTATCTAATTTACCTGCAGGATTTAAACAAAGAGGCGTTAGAGTTAGAGATGAAGCAGCACCAATACAACCAGGTGAGTTTAAAGATGTAGATGCACCGGGTGGATCATTACGTGATGCATTCTTTCCATTACCATACAAAGAGCCATCACAAACATTATTAAATTTATTAGGTATCGTTGTACAAGCTGGTCAAAGATTCGCGGCTATTGCTGATATGCAAGTGGGTGATGGTAACCAAGCAGCTGCAGTTGGAACTACAGTTGCACTTCTAGAACGTGGCTCACGAGTCATGTCAGCAATTCATAAAAGATGTTATGCAGCGATGAAAGATGAATTTAAATTATTATCTAAAGTTGTATCACAATATTTACCACCAGAATATCCTTATGATGTTGTGGGTGCACAAAGAAATATTAAACAAGCAGATTTTGATAATAGAATAGATGTAATACCAGTAGCGGACCCTAATATTTTTTCTATGTCACAAAGAATTACACTTGCACAAACACAATTACAAATAGCAACATCAAATCCACAACTACATAACATGTATCAAATTTATAGAAATATGTACGAAGCGATTGGTGTTAAAAATGTTGATGCAGTTTTACCCCCACCAGCACCAAACGCACCAATGGATCCAAGTTTAGAGCATATTAATGCATTAGCAGGTAAACCTTTTCAAGCTTTTCCTGGTCAAGATCATAGAGCACACATTACAGCTCACTTAAATTTTATGTCAACTAACATTGTAAGAAATAATCCTATGGTTATGGCTGCAATTCAAAAAAATATTTTAGAACATATTAGTTTAATGGCACAAGAACAGGTACAATTAGAGTTTAGAGAGCAAATGCAACAAATGATGATGCTTCAACAACAAGCAGCAATCAATCCACAAGCACAACAACAGCTACAAATGCTTACAAATCAAATTGAATCACGAAAAGCAGTGCTAGTTGCTGAAATGACGGAAGAATTTATGAAGGAAGAGAACAAAATTACATCACAATTTGATGGTGATCCTCTTTTAAAACTAAAATCACGTGAAGTTGACCTTAGAGCAATGGAAAATGAGCGTAAAAAACGTTATGATGAGTCAAGAGAGGACTTAGATAGAGCAAAATTAATGCAAGCAAAAGATTTAGCTGAAGATAAGATGGAACAAAATGAAGATTTAGCTAAATTAAGAGCTGGAGTTAGTCTTGCTAAGTCAGGAGTACAACAAATGGCTGTTATTGACGAAGAATAATGGTATGATATAACAAAAAAAGGTAAAAACTATGATAAACTATAAAAAACAAACAAAAGTTGCGATACCACCTCAAAAAGTTGAATATGATCCTAAAAGTGTGGCGAACGTTAAGAGAGCAAGAAACGTTATTCCTACTGGAGACTCAAATCCTGTTAAAGGAAGTGGTGCTGCAAGAAAACAAAAAGACGTAACTTGGTATTAGTATGTGGTTATCGGCAATTAAATTAGCCGTTTCTGCTGGAAGTAAAATTTACGCTAACAAGCAGAGAGCAAAAGTGGCTATGTCTGATGCACAGCTATTGCATGCAGAGCGACAAGCGCGAGGAGAAGAAGCTTACCAAGGTAAACTTCTAGAAGCACGTCAAAACGACTACAAGGACGAGGTGGTTTTAGCGATTCTCACGTTGCCCATATTGGTGCTCGCTTGGGGGGTCTGGTCGGACGATCCGGCTGCTATGGAGAAGATAAAAACTTTCTTCGAGCATTTCCAGGCACTTCCGACATGGTTTACAAATTTATGGATCCTTGTATGTGCGAGTATTTTTGGTATAAAGGGTACACAAATTTTTAGAAACGGAGGAAAAAAATGAAAAGGTTTGTAGGATACATCGCTGATAAAATTGTAAAATCAATGCCAAGGAAGAAAAAAGTTTCTCCAGATATTAAGTCCGTTAGACCAACAAAAGATATTTCAGGAAGTGTAG